CAATGTTGTCTAAGATGTGTTGGTTAGGCCAACTGAGCAAAGATCTTTATGAGTTGCCTTGATATTTCCAAGTTCATTATGAGTGAAGCTATTTGTCATATCTGTAACTCCCGTTAGATTAAGGTAACTTTTACAAAACCATATTAAATTGAATCAATTATAATGTCAACTCTAACTTTATTAAAAAAATATTATACGCGCTTGAAAATATTCATACTAAGATAAATCCAGCATAATGTTGACGCCGCCAATGAAGTTATTCCTGAGTGATCATATGCAGGGCAAACTTCAACACAATCCATTCCTATCCAATTCATATGACGTAATGATTCAATACATTCCATTGCCCATATAGTAGATAATCCGCCAATTTCCGGCGTACCAGTACCCGGAGCATATGCAGGGTCTAATGAATCAATATCAAAGGTAAGATAACAAGGAATATCATACCCAATTTGATTTTTAATTAATTCTATAGTGTCACTAATATTTGACATTGCACGTCTAGCAGATATTGTATGCCCCCCACTCTTTCTAAGAAATTCCCTTGATGTTTTATCACTTGGACTTCTTATACCAATACTGATAGTCTTATTGACGTCGATTAAATTTTCATTAATTGCATTGTATAACCAAGTACCGTGCCCAATCGGTTCATCGAAATTTGATGACCATGTATCACAATGTGCATCGAAATGAACTACGGCGACCTTACCGTATTTCTTATTCATTGCCCTTAGAATACCAAGAGTAACAGTATGATCACCACCAAGAAAAACGGGATGCTTGCCCCAAGCATTAATATTATCCACAACACTTTCGATCTCCTGTAACATTTTTGTGGTATTGCCCACAGAAAGATTGGCATCACCAAGGTCAACGACATTTTGTGTCACGTCAACATCATATGTATTATGATATCCATCAGTTAGCATCATACTTGATTCCCTAATGGCACTTGGTCCAAAACGGGCTCCTGGTCTAAATGATGTTGCAGTATCTGTCGGCAATCCAAGTACACAGAATGATTTTGAAATATCATCAGATGTATTACAGAAGGTTCTTAGACCTTGATATGGTTTTCTAATCATGTTAGAATCCTGTTTTAGGAATTGCCAAGCCAGTTGTATTTTGAATATAACTTGATTTTACATCTTTATTGCTTTTTACCATTGTAATAATGTGTTCATTTTTAATTGGAAGCAATGCATCATGATCTGATGATATAACGAAAAATGGCAACATTTGAAGAGCTGGCTGACCAGTTATTTTATCAACACTTAAACTAATTATTACTGGTTTTTCAATTTTAACACCGGTAGTGGTAATTTCTTTTGCTTTTGCAACAATTTCATCTCCGGTAATGAGTTTTAGTGTTACAATATCATCATTTTTAATTGAGTTATTTTGAATTAACATTTGAATCTCCTTGTAATTTTTAATTGTACGAAAAAATGAATAATAATTCAATAAATATATAATTATATTTGGAAATGAAATAATGGATATCAATAAATATACTGATATATTTGAAAGCAAAATAATGGATATCAATCAACTATCCGAAAAGGAGCAATATATTATTCTGAAAAAGAATCCTGAAAGGATATCTGAAATTATCAATCCATCAGAATGGTTGCAAATGCAGGTGATTGGTTATGATTTACCTAATATACAATATATTCAAAATCCTTCTGAAAAACTGCAATTATTTGCAGTTAAACAAAATGCATATGCAATTCAATATATCAACAATCCAAGTGAAGAAGTTCAATTGTCTGCAGTTAAGAAAAATGGATCCGTAATGTATTAAATTAATGATCCATCTGAGAAAGTACAACTAGCTGCCGTTAAACAATGTGTATACGCAATTCAGTATATTAAAAATCCAACAAAAGAAGTTCTAATGTTCAGTTTATTAACGTTATTAAAAAATAATGAGTTTAAGCTTGTTGAAAATGTTGAAAATCTTTTGAATAAATACTCAAACAGAAATTATCCTGAATTTGAAATAATTAGAAATTCAATTGAAATTGATAAAGAGTAAAGAACTAGGTTCTTTACTCAAATCAAAAATATTTAAGCAGCAATTGGCTCAAAATACTTGGCAAGTTCAGTATAACCACCAATATGATCTCCATCAAGCCAAATTTGTGGTACCGTACGGGCATTTGGTGCCACTTCAAGAAGTTCTTCACGTGTTGTCCAATGTTGATTGTCTAACAATACTTTGCCAGATGAACTATCACCTATGATGAATTCATCATATACAATGCCCATATTATTCAATAATATTTTTGCTTTTGAACAATAGGGACAATTTTCCTTACTATAAACAACGGCGTACTTATTCATTTATTTCTCTCCTTGTTTGTTATTGTTGTATATGTTTTATTATCCATAGTCATCCATACTGAATCATCCGGTATAGGAACACCGGCAATTTGATAATGAACAGCCCATTTTGTTGAGTAGCAGACTGTGGGTTCAGTACAGTGAATTTTTGAAATTTTATTTTCAATACATACATGCCAAAAGGCACGATCGCTCACCATTCTATATTCTGGAGCAGTTATCCAGAAAGGTATAATTTGCATTATTTTTCTATTAAGAAACATACAGTTAGTATCACAAAAATCCAAACCATTGCTTTCTTTATCAACGTATAACAACTCATTATTTCTTGAATATATTTTTCGAGTGGCAGAAACTATATCACATTTAGATGATTGCATTAACTCAACCATTTTTTCAATGTGATTTGGCATAAACCAATTATCAACGTCAAGAAATGCAACAGCATCATATCCTTGACTGAAAGCAGACAATGCTCCCAATGCTCTTGGTGTGGCACCCGCATCATTATGGGACTTTGGTAATTGAATATGTTCTATGTTTAGATTGGCATACAAAAGTCTAGAAGGATAACCATCAGATACAAAAAAATGCGTAATATTTTGATAGGTTTGATTTTTCACACTATTGAAGCATCGTTGAATCAAATCCTCAGATTCTTTAAAATAAGGCGTAACGACCGCAATTTTCATAGGTTACCTGTTAATTCACGCATGCGACGAGTATTGAAAAATCCATGGACATCACCAAGCTTCAAACCTTGCTCACTAAGAACGTATTGATATTTTTGATATGTTCTATCATTATCTTTGAAAAATTGCATTAAGTCCTGTTCGGTCTTTAATGGTGTAAATGATCTTCCTGGTGATTCCTTATTATAAACAGAAATTGCATATCCTTGTTTTAATAAACGCTTCCAAATTTTTAATCCATCTTGAGTTAATCGAGTATCACTTTGAAATCTAAGAGAAGGAACATCATTTAAAATTGCGATATAAAAATCACTTGCATGTGGTTTACTACCTGGTATTTTCTTGGCTACTGCATTGACGGTGGCATTATGTTGAGTGATAGTCAATTCAGCTATAATATCATAGTTTCCCATCCAATAATAGGATAACTGTGAACCAACTATTTTAAATAGATTATTGCCACAATCAATAACTTTATATCCATATTCATTGATTCTATCATCGATACTCTTTACCAGTGTATCATATAGGTTCATACCAGAAATTCCTTCTGGCATCTCATACAATTTTAACCAAGATTCTTCAAAATCCAATCTGGATCCAGGTATTGTCATTTTTAAACTTCCCTAATGAATAATTATTTACTAAATTATTTTATTTCTAAAGTATGTAGTTATTATTCTAACATTTGTGGCAAGTTATTGATTTTATTGACTATGTCTTATAACCCACTGTATATTATGAATAAAAAGAATTTACACGTATTGTAGATTGTTTGATAGTTCCCGTATTCTTCTTGTGTTGAAAACTGAATGTGCCTCACCAAGATAGACGCCTGTTTTATTCAACACATATTGACATTTTTGATAACCAGATATTATCATATATTTCAACTTAACTAAATTTAATTATAATATATCATTGTTTTAAAATTCAAGATATTTTGATAATAAAAAATTTAAATCATTTGAAAATTACAAAATACCGTGCTAGGATTTATTACAAACTAATTTATTTCAACTATTAGTCAGGATATTATATATGGGCAGGATTGGGTTTTGTTGCAAATATGTTGCCGCACATTCTAAAAAGGTTTTTGAATCAGTTGATTTTTTGAATACTGGTTCAACCACAGTTGCTTGGCTACGTAGACAAAACAAAACTACCGCAGAACAAAAAATATGGGATCTAATGGTCAAAAACCTAACTGCCACACAAAAACTTGTGGAAACAGTTGCGAATTTAGATATAAATCTTCGTATGTTAAGAATCGGTAGCGATTTGTTGCCAATGTATACACATCCAGATTTTAAATATTTTTGGAAGCAATCGGATGTCAAATATTTTACTGAAACTCAATTTGGTGAAATTGGTCGTATTGCTAGAGAACTTGATGTCCGCTTGAGTTTTCACCCAGGACCCATATACATGTTTGGCCAGTGAGAATCCAGACATCGTTGATAAAAGTATAGAAGAATTTGAATATCATACTGATATGGCAAGAATGATGGGCTATGGTAAATCATTTCAAGATTTTAAAATAAATGTTCATATCTCAGGTCGGAAAGGTCCTGAAGGTATTCGGCAAGCATATAAACGCTTGAGCAAAGAAGCACAAAATACTATTACTATTGAAAATGACGAACACACTCAAAATTTAGAGGCATGTTTAACATTAGTAGACGTTTGTCCAGTTGTCTTAGATGTACATCATCATTGGATTAATTCAGGTGAATATATTCAACCAGATGATGATCGAGTTAAACAAGTTATTGATAGCTGGCGAGGTATTAGACCCGTTATGCACTATAGTGTTTCAAGAGAAGATGTACTGATTGATCATCCAAATAATGTTCTACCAGATATGAAAAAACTGTTGTCCTTAGGATATACGAAGCAGAAACTTCGAGCACATAGCGATTTCTTTTGGAACTCAGCTGTTAATGATTGGGCGAAACAATTCACAAAAGATTTTGATATTCAGTGTGAAAGCAAATGTAAAAATTTGGCAATTGCTGAATTTGCAAAAGTTGTTTTTAATTGATTCAGGTATTGATAACACGTGTATTTCTTATAGACTGCCTGACAATTCTCGTAATCGTCTTGTATTGAAATAACCTCGAACTTCTCCCAAATGTATTCCAGGCTTCGATAATACAAATTGATATTTTTGATATTTTATATCGTGCATTTTAAAATATTGCAATAGCTCTTCTTCACTTTGAACAGATATCATGGATGAACCTGGTTTTTCCCGATCGTATATTGTTATTACATATCCACTATTCAATAGTCGTTTCCAAATTTCTAATCCAGATCTAGTTAATTTTGTATCACTAGTGAATAATAAAGATTGTCTACTGCCATCTGAAATATCATTTAAAATTGCGATATAAAAATCACTTGCATATGGTTTACCACCAGGAGTTTTCTTGGCAACACTATTGATCATAGTAGTTTGAGATTTTATTTCTAATTCTGCAATAATATCATAGTTGCCCATCCAATAATATTCAACGGTGTTTCCTGATATCTTGTATAGATTGTTACCACAGTCAATTATTTTAGAACCAAATTCTATTCGATCCTCGACAGCACGTAGCAATATATTGTATATTTGGGAATCATCTATTCCCATCGGCATTTCATTTAAAACAAGCCATGATTCAATAAAGGCTTTTCTTGAGTCTATTAATTCAATTGTCATTATTGCAAACTCCCAAAATAATATTCATCTACTTGATATAGATTTATCAGATTCTAAATTATATTAAACAACATACCATTTAAAATATTTTCGCTATTAATTTAAAAATAAAAAGTATAGTTTAATTGTAATCAAACCCAATTCATATTTGATCTACCAGGAATAAATCCCTCAGGAATTCCTATTCTTCCTATTTTCCATTCATCAATGCGAATATTCTTGCCGGTTAACGTATTAGTATACCATAACATATTTTCAAATCGAACCCTAGTCGCATTAAAATTTTCACAAAAAACATCAAGTAAGTCTTTACCATCAAATCGAAATGTATTTCTAATGTTTTTGCTTTTGATATTATTATCTTTACACCACCAAAGCCACTTTGCAAAAGATATTTTATAATCAAAATCCCTGCAAAATTGTTCACCTAATGTTAACAATTCTTTCTCTGTTATTAAATACCCATTTATTTTTCTTTTGTTTACAGCGACTTTAAGTTTTCTTTTTGTTTCTTCAGAGTGCTTTTCTGGACCATATCCGCCTGCATCCAATTGCAGTTGTCGTCTTTTCTCAACTTGCTCCTCCCATCCTTCTCCATAGATATCTTGATATGATTTACCTTTATGATTTGGTGGCCTACCATCAATACATATATTGGTTAGTATACCATAGTGTTCATATCCCTTACGGCCGTATTTTAGAATCAATTTCGTTTCTAAATCATACGCCGTCTTTTCATCAACAATATTAGTAAAAATATATTCAATAACAGGTTCTAATCCATTTTTTCTAATAGAATTGATTTTATTCTCTTTGTAAACATTCCTTGTATCGGGTATTTCCCGTAAATGACTTTGCGCTCTATTACCACTTCCTTTGCCTATATAAAATGGAAAATTATTGCGTGGATCTATTAATTGATATACATAAAAAAGCATTGTTCAGATCTCTTGATATAATATTTACCAAGAGATTTGAACATTATTGAAAAATAATTTGAAAGATTACAATTTAAAATCTTTAAAAGAATCTGCAGTGGTGTCTTTTTTGACCCCTCCAATAACATAGTTTGCGATTGCGACTTCTTGCGGGGCCATCTGAACTTCTGATCCAGAAATCCATTTCTGCGTCCATGGTAATGGATTTGAACCACCCTTATATTTTGTGGGTAATCCAACGAACGTCATTCTTTTATGTGCAATCCATTCAACATAATCAGACAATAACTGGTAGTTTAGGCCAATCATACTGCCATCTTTAAAAAGATATTCTGCCCATTTCTTTTCCTGATCAACAGCTTCGTCAAACATTTTAATAGCTTGATCTCGACATTCAATTTCAATCTTTGCATAATCTGGATCATCTTTTGGTAGAAGTTTGAGTAACATCTGTGTACCAGCTAGATGAAGATTTTCATCACGACAAATCAATTTAATTATCTTTGCATTTCCCTCCATTTTCTTAAGTTCTGCGAAGGCCCAGGATGCTGCAAAGCTCACATAAAAACGAACTCCTTCAAGAATATTAACACTCATCAAAGCAAGCCATAATGCCTTCTTATGTTCATATGAATCCACTGGTAGACCTAACTGATAACGATTATTCATATCAATAAGATTATCATAATTTGTTGTTATGTCATGTGCACAATCAACTATTTCTTGAATATTGGGTAGTTCATCAAATATAACGCTTGGATTAGAATATATATTACGAATAATATGTGTATAACTTCTACTATGGATAGTTTCACTAAATGTCCAAGTAGTGATCCAATTTTCTAATTCAGGTAAACTACAAATTGATCCAAATGCAACTGCAGGAGCACGCCCTTGTAACGAATCCAAAAGCGTCTGACGGAGAAGGTTGGACCTAAATACATGTTTTTCATGATTATTTAAATCTTTATAATCTTTTGCATCCTTATAAATATCAATTTCCTGTGGTTGCCAAAAAAACCCTAATTGTTTTTCTGTCAATTGATCAAATTGCTTATATTTCATTGTATCATATCTTTGAATAGATACGCCACCTGAAGGATCCAAAAATGCAAGTTTTTTAGTGTGATCAGTGAAATCAGTTATATTCAATATTGTATTCGACATGTAAAAATACCTTTATTCTATTAGCAAGTAATTATAATCAAAGTTAAATCAAATATCTATTTTAAATAGTACAACTTTCACAATTTTCTGTATCAATTTCACCAATACTCAAATCTTGTGATATTTCCTTCTGAGTAAACTCACCAGCCGAATCATTTGTATTAAAGTAGTAAAGTTGTTTTGCGCCCCATTTATAACATAGCAATAAATGTTGTAATAATTCACTCATTGGTATTTGCTCATCTGGGTAAAATTTAGGATTATAGGACGTGTTTACCGAAATACCCTGATCTATGAACTTCTGTAATACAGCACAAATTTTAAGATAGCCAAGTGGACTCTTTTGATCCCAAAGTAGATCATATTTCTTTTTAAGTTTTTTGATTTCTGGTACAACCTGTTTTAAAACACCATCTTTGCTTTGTTTGACTGATACTAGATTTCTTGGTGGCTCTATTCCATTGGTTTCATTGGCTAGTTGACTAGAAGTATTATGGGATATAGATCCATTTGATAATGCATATACATCAGACAATGTTGTTATATCCCAAGTATGTTCTATTCCAAGCTTCTTTACTGATTTAACTATATTACTTGACATGATTATTATAATCCTCTAGTAGTTGTTTCATAGAAATTGAACATTTACCCTGTTTGGTTAAATTCTCTTTTTCTGGTATAAATTTTAAATTTATACTTGATCCGATTATTTTTGGATCAATATTATTGAAATATCCTTGGCTAATACTATACATATGATCTAAGTGAAATCCATCTGGACCTTTTCCCCGTTTATCGTAATTTTCCATAATTTTTAAATCATTTCTATTGGTATAAAGCCAACAATCATAAAAATATCTTTTTTTGGCCGCACTTATTGACCAACTTAGTTCATCAAACTCATCTAGGCATTTTTGCAATGTATCTTTATCATATATTAATAAATCAATTAAAAGTTGCAATTTATCTTTTGATTCAAGATAGCCGTCTATTACACTTTTATCCATTTTGGTATTTTTAATGAATCGCATTATTAGTCGTACATCTTCTATTGGCAGATTTTCCATTAAAACATTGTCATATGTTAAATGAGTTTTCTTTTTTTCATTTATTTCAGCCAAAATTTTATCAATTTCTGCATCATCAATATTACGTATTTCATAATACGTCCTATGAACGCCCGCTGTGGATAATTGATATTCTGAAACTTTTTTGATCGCGGCTGATTCAGAATAACCATGTTTTATCCAATAAGGCACACATCTTTTTGAATTTTCATATCTAGATTTGTTGTATGTTTTTGTTCCTTCTATTTGACCTAATTTTTTAATATAATGCTCAAGGCTTTTTGAATCACTGGTTTTTTGAAATTTATTAAATTTTTTTAATCCTTCATTTTCGCCATGTCTTTTTAGAAACCCTTCTTTCGAAGTTGCTTTATCTTTTTTATATTTTTCAATATTTAAAGTTGCTTGCTCTATTGATATATTATCTCTATTTGATATATAAACAGGATCATATGGCGATGTTTTAGAATCAAATATTTTTTTGATTCTCAACTCTGCTTCTTCTTTTGAAAAATATATTCGAAGTTGCACACAAATATTGTTAGATTTTGATGCAATATTATATGTATCCTCAGTTACAGCAGTCCCATATCTTTTCAAATGTCCAACTATTTTAATAAATTTTTGCCAACTTATATTATTATCAAAAATCCATAAATATACGTTTTCCTTATCAATAAAATCATTAGATAATTTATAATCACTTATCATTTTAATCCAATTATTTTTGTATTTTTCTATTAGTTTTGTATTCATTAAATTAATGCCTCGTTAAACTATCATTATTTAGTTTAGAAAGGCATTAAGGTATTACATTATTCTTGATACAATGTTTTTATTTCCATACCCTCTTCGATTTGATCAACCCTTATAAATTCCTCTCCAATATCAGTCTTAACTAATAATTGATGATTACCAGTAAATTTATATGTGTTTTCGCCTATCTGTACTTCATAAACTTCTTTTGTTCCATTATAATATGCTTGAATTGCATTTCCCATTGGTAATTCAATTGGTTTAATGTCGATTCGTTGTCCAATTAATTGATTTTCCTCATAGTAATTGGTATCTATTCCTGCATCCTTTAATAATTCCCCAAGTGTTTTAATATCACCATTTGATAATAATAATTCGTTATCTTTTGATTGACATTCACTCGGCATAAGGGCAAATAATGTAGAATTTTTAATTCCATATTTCTTTGCATCTTCTCTAAGTGATTGCCAATCCATGTGATACACCGGTTCTGCCAATTCATCAACTTCTTTTTTATATGTATCAATTGGCATAATACCAAGTGAATATAAAGTATCATCGCTTTTAAAACATGATCCTGTTTCTTTAGCTAAATCCACTGACGCTTTGATAGTGTAATATGTCCATGCTTCGGTATATTCATGTATTTTGGCGAGACCTTCTGGAGTTATATTTTGATAAGTAAAATCGTTTTTTGCCAACCAGTGTGCAAATCCAATCAGACCAATTCCAAGCGGACGGCGATTCATTGTTGATATCTTGGCAGCCTTAATTGGGTATTCTTGATAATCAAGAAGCTCATTCAATGCACGAACGGTTAGTTTTCCAAGTCTTTCAAAATCATGTTTAGATTTAATTTTACCCCAATTGATCGCAGAAAGCGTACATAAACTAATTTCTGCACCATTATAATCTTCAACATCAGCGTATTCATACTTATATCCAGACACTTCATTAGTATCATCTAACTCGTATAACCAATCATTATTAATTACTTTGTTTCCCTTGTATTTTTCTTTATGTAAAAATAATAAGCCATTGTTTTCTTTCTGATACTTTTTAAAATCTTCATATTTTTCAATTGGTATTTTAATTCTTTTAATGTGGGATCCATCTTCGATATTATCGAGTGGTTTTGTCGGTAAATCTATCTCGCCACACAAATTACTCATATGTATTGGAGCTTTTTCCTTAATAAAAGATCCATGATCGTTTGCATGATCTACATTCATTAAATAAACCCTACCAGTATCTTTACGTTCTTGCATAAAGGCTGAAAATAAATCTATTGCAGATACTATTTTCTTTTTGATTGACTTATCTTTCTCATACTTTTCATACAGTGTTCTAAATTTATCCACATCAACAAAGAATGCATCATATAATCCTGGTACATCGTTTGGACTGAATAAAGTAATATTACCACCTGACAATAGTCTTTCGTACATTACCTTATTAAATTGGATACCATAATCCAAATGTCTGACACGATTATCTTCAGTACCCTTATTATTCTTTAAAACAAGAATATCTTCAATTTCTAAATGCCATATTACAGTATAAAGTGTTGCAGCACCCGCCCTAATACTGCCTTGAGAACAGGACTTTACTGCAGATTGAAAATACTTATAAAATGGTATTACACCGGTATGAACGGTATCTCCATTACGTATTTTTGATCCAATTGCTCGTATTTTGCCAGCATTTATTCCTATACCAGCTTTCTGACTAACATATTTCACAATGGCTGAAGAAGTGGCGTTAATTGAGTCAAGACTGTCATCTGTATTGATCAGTACACAGGAACTAAATTGATGTTGTGGACTCCTAAGTCCTGCCATAATTGGTGTTGGAAGTGATATTTCAAAATTAGAAATAGCATCATAAAAATCTTTTACCCAAGATAGTCTTGTTTCTTTTGAATAGTTTCTGAAAAGAAATATTGAAATTAACATGTATGCCATTTGTGGTGTTTCATAAATTTTACCAGTAACACGATTCTTAATGAGATATTTCCCGCGAAATTGTTCCATGCCTGCATATGCAACGGCGAAATCACGGTCATGATCGATATAAGAATTCAGATCGTCAATCTCTTCTTTATTATACCAACTTAATACATCCTTATCATAATAACCAAGATTAGCTACATTATTAATATGAGTGAACAAATCGATTGGATTATATTGGCCGTATACTTCCTTACGAAGATGATAATTGATCAATCGACCAGCCACATATTGATAGCCAGGATTTTCTTCACTAATCAAATCCGCGGCGGCTTTAATGGATGTTTCCATAAGATCGGACGTTTTGATTTTATCATAGAATTGTACTTGTGAATTCAATGCTACCATTGATGCCGAAACACCACTTA